TCCCACCAATCTCGTGACCGGCACGACCGCCCCGTACGTCGCCCTGCACAACACGGACGGTGAGCAGCTCCGCATCGAGGTCTACGAGTACACGCCTGCCAGCTCCAAGCCGGGCGGCTTGTACTACGGCTGGCGCGTCATGCGTGGCGCTGTCGAGATCGCGAAGACCGTCGAGGTGTTCGCTCTGGACACGGACGATCGCGCCTGGATCCACTTCGAGTTCAAGGTCACGATCGACAACGCGACTGGCTCCATCGAAGGTCGCTTCCGCCGCTACAAGACGGCGGCGAACCCCACTGGAGGGTTCGAGACGTTCACCTGGGACGCCAGCGTCACCAACGTGGACACGCAGAACCAGACCTCCACCGGGGCCGATTCCTTCTCGCTGTCGTTCAACACTGGCACCGCCAGCGACACCTGCGCGTTCGACAACGTGTACGTCATGGACAGCACTGGTGCGAAGAACAACGACTTCCTCGGGCGCTGCTTCATCACGCCCATGAAGATCACTACCGTGGGCGGCGGTGACGGCGACACGACCGACTGGACCTTGGCGACGGCAACTGACACCGAAGATGCGTGGCAGGAGACCAACACCGCTGTCGAGGACGACGACCGCCTCACCTCTGACACGATCGGCCAGATCCACCTCGCTCAGATGGGCGGCGTCTCCGGGGTCATGGACTTCATGGATCAGGCGTCGATCATCGGCGTGCGCATGGACCTGCACGCTCGCATGGAGACCACGGGTGATCTCGACATCGGCTTCATGTGGCGCAAGACCACCGGCACGCCCGCTCAAGTCGAGTTCGGCACCGCCCTGAACGTGGACAGCACGACCATGGAAGCCGCTGCCGTCATCGCGGAAGACGACCCCAACACCCTGACGGACTGGGTTCTCGCGGATCTCCAGTCGTACCAACTCGGCGCGAAGAACAACGGCTAGTAGGAGACCGGAGGCATGGTCGAAGTCAGGATCTCCCGGGAGAGCGTCGAAGTCCTCGCTGACGAGGGGACGGTCGGCTCTGTCAACCGGCTCGATGCGCAGGTGCTCGCGCTCGGGGACAGCACGGACGAGGTGCAAGCCTCTCGCGTGGCTATCGAGGTCCTTGGAGCCGAGCCTCCGGTCGGCGCGGCCACGCGCCTCGATGCGCAGGTGCTCGCGCTGGGCGACAGCCCCGACGAGGTGCAGATCAGCCGCGTGGTGATCGAGGTGCTCGGCACGGGCGACGCCGAGGCCGCCGTGTCTCGCCTCGACGCCTCCGTGCTCGCGCTGGGCGACAGCCCTGCCGAGGTGCAGATCAGCCGCATCGCGGGCGAGGCTCTGGCGCGGCAGGGGTCTGCTGGCCCGGTGGTCCCGCTCGCGCTCGTGGACGACGCCTACGTCTTCCTACACAACTGGGCAACCCAGGCCAAGCTGTCCACCTCGTTCCGCACCGACGTGTCGATCTCTCCCGATTCCGGTGCGGAGTCGCGGCGCGGCCTCGGGGTGAAGCCCACGCGCACGCTCGACCTGGAGTGGACGATCTGTGATCGGAACTCCGTGACCGGCATCAACTCGCTGGAGCAGCTCGAACGTCTGGAGGTGCTGCTGCGCCACCTTGGCGATCAGCGCTTCCAGGTGCCGATCTACATGGATCAGCAGGAGCTTGACGCGGCCTACCTGAGCACGGCGACGACCATCAATGTGCGCACGGACCAGGGGAGGTTCTTCCCCGGCGCGCGCATCGCGATCGTGCAGCTCGACTTCTGCGGGCAACCTGTGTCGCACTCGTTCCACCAGATCAGCGACATGACGAACACGGCCCTCACGCTTACCTCCACGCTGGGCGTGGCGGTTGCCGCCGGGTCGCTCGTGTTCCCGGTCATGGACTGCGAGATCGTCCTGGACGTGACTGCCGACTACACGACCGCGCGCGTTCCCTCGGTGAAGCTGACCGTCACGGAGGCTCCCGGGGCGTCGCAGCTCCCGCCGATCAAGTCGGACAACCCCTCGGGCGCGGAGCTGGCGCACGATGACCGCCCGGTGTGGTACGAGGAGCCGGACTGGACGCGCGGCATCAGTAAGGGCCGCTCGCGCCAAGGCAACAGGAACCGTGGCGGGCGCGCCGACTTCGTGAGCGTCGAGGGCGACCGCTCGCGACAGACGCACCGTTTCGAGGTCACGGGCAACCGCGACACGATCTGGGGCGCGCTGGAGTTCTTCGAGACCCGCCGTGGCCGCCTGCGGAGCTTCTGGCACATCGACCAGGACCAGTATTTCGAGCTGGTGGACATCGACGCTGGCGGCACGTTCGTCGGCATCTCGGAGAACGACCTGGATCTGGCCGACACGCAGGAGGAGTTCGACGCGCTCGGACTCGTCATGTCGGACGGCAAGCACTACGTCACCGACGTGTCCTCGATCCTCCAGATCCTCACGGTGTTCCGCTTCTCGTTCGGGAATCCGCTGCCCGCCGGGCTGCTGGCCGCCGACGCGCACCGCGTCGCTCGCGCCCGTCTGGTGCGCTTCGACACGGATGAGTTCGTCGAGACCTGGGAGCATACCGGCTACGGCACGGCGGGCATCAACATCATCGAGGTCCTGAACGAGCAGGACTTCGAGGTCTAGGAGGCAACCATGGTGAAGGCATACGCAAGGCCCGAGAAGGAAGGGTTCGTCCTCGTGACGTTCTTCTACGGGGACAGTCTTGCCTCGCAAGCACGCTACACCGACTGGGACCAGGACTTCCTGGGCCACACGTCGGAGCCGCGCATGAAGCTGGCGATCCCGGAGAACGAAGGCACGTTCGACAAGCGCGAGCTGCGCATCGTGCTGCCGCTGGACGCCTTCGTCATCCGCGCCAGCAGCGGCGTGCCGCACTCGCCGATCTACGTCATCGTCGAGGAGCTGACGCAGGGCCTCTTCACGGGCGACCAGTCCTCGCAGAAGGTCCTGTACGCCGGGCGCGTCACGCGCTCGATCAAGAACTACCAGGGGCAGAACAACCAAGCCGCGTTCTTCTCCCTGCCCATCAAGTCTCGCCTCGACATCGCGATGGGGCTGCCCTGCAACCACCACTGTGCCTGGACCCTGTTCAAGGGCGGGTGCGGCGTGGCGCCGGTGTCGGTCAACGGGCAGATCCAGTCGGCGGACGGCACCGAGATCACCGTCACGGACTTTGGCTTCACGACGCCGGGCGCGAGCGACGCGCGCTACTGGAAGCGCGGCTACGCCGAGAAGGACGGCCTGCGCATCGCGATCCGCGACTACGACGGCGACATCGACACGAGCAAGGCGTACATGTCCCGCCCTGTTCCGAGCGACTGGATCCTCGCGGGAGCGTCCAGCATCAAGTTCGTGCCGGGTTGCGACAAGACGATCGAGACGTGCCGCTCCCGCTGGAACGCCGAGCAGTTCTTCATGGGCCTCGGCTACGCCATTCCCGCCTACCAGCCCAACTTCGAGACCCCGTAATGGGCGGCTATCGCGTCTACCGACCGCGCCTGGAGTGGAACCCGGGCGACCCTGAGATCGCTGCTGCGCTGGCCGTCGAGCTGGAGCGCTGGCGCGGGACCCGCTACGAGTCCGGCCAGTCCTTCCCGCAACGCGGGGCGGACTGCACGGGCAGCGTCTTCGGCGTGGTGGACGCGCTCGACGGGCGCGCGCGGATGCAACCTGCCGGATTCCCGCACGACGCCTCGATCCACGACCGCGCGGGCGCGATCCGCACCGTGCGCGAGATCGTGCGCCGCTACTCGCCGTGCTACAAGGTCGAGCCCGACGAGCGCAGCGTCTTCCAGGTCGAGCCTGGAGACATCGTGGTGACTGGCGCGCCGAACGGCGGGCCGGGCCACGTCGAGATCGTGGGGCCGCGCAAGAACGAGCTGTGGCACGCCCAGCCGTCGTGTGGCTTCCATCAGGGCGGGTGGTCGTTCCTCGAACAACAGGTCCTCTACGCCGTCTACCGGATCGAGGACAAGTACCGCTGGAGGCAAGAATGCACCGAGTAGCTCAATGGTTCTGGCGTCGCGTGGACGACGTGACCTACAACTGGAACTGCGACCGCCCGCGCTTCTACCAGAAGTGCCTGCTGGCCGTGAGCGTGCTCATGGCGGGCAGCATCCTCCAGTTCGGGTCTCCGTTCGGCCCCGAGGTCGTCGAGCCCGACGCGCCGCAGAAGGCGTGGGTTCAGCTCGCGTGGCTCGTCATCTCGATCGGCCTGTCGATCCTCGCGGGCCAGATGCTCGCGAAGAAGTCCGACTCGCCGATCCAGTCCGACAAGCCGACAACGCTCTCGATCCGTGGCTCGTTCACGCCGTGGCACGTCGGCATCCGCCGCGTCGGCCCGGTGTTCTGCTGGGCGGGCGACCGCGAGATCCGCAAGGAGTCGCAGGGCGGCGGCAAGGGCGGCGGGGACGCGCCCGAGGTGGACGTGTACTACGAAGCTGGATGGCACGTCCTCGGCATCGGCCCGATGTACGCGCTGCACGAGATCATCCAGGGCGGCTCGACGATCTTCACCGGCCCGATCACCTCCGAGTCGCACCCGAGCGGCACCACGGTGGACCTCGGCAAGGAGGGCTCGTTCACGATCTACTGGGGCGAGCCGACGCAGCCCACGAACGCATTCTTGGGCAACGCGAACCGCGTGAGCATCACCTCGCGCTGGCCTCACGCCTGCTACGTCGTGTGGAACAAGAAGCGCCTTGCGGGGCAGACCTGGAACATCCTCGACTACGTTCTGGAGCGCCGTCCGTCGTGGGCCGGACTCACGCAGTCGCAGTCGTGGTACGAGCCCAACCGCACGCTGACCGGCCCGAGCGACACGGTGGTGGCCGTGCTCTCCAACGCGAACGAGAACACCGGCTACCTGCAAGTCGCTGGCGACAAGACCAAGCGCTACAAGCCGTCGTTCGACATCGAGGTCACGGACTGCGGCATCCCGGACGGGACCTACGAGGTCCTGCGTTCCGAGGTCGTGCAGGTCCAGTCCGGCTCCTCCCCGTACTTCATCTACACCCCGTTCACGCGCATCTTCCTCCAGGGCGGCACCTCCGGTGCTGTCCTCGAAGCGTCGCCCAGCGTGCAGGTCTGGGAGGAGGACAACACGGACGGGGCCAACATCGCACACGTCATCGGCGAGCTGCTGTTCGCGGACTGGCCGCTGGGGCTCCAGCTCGATCCCGCGCACATCGTGGAGTCGTGGGACACCGACTCGCTCGAAGACCTCGGCGTCGAAGCTGAGACCGAAGAGTGGCGTGCTGCCATCCTCGGCACGCAGGGGGAGACCGCAGAGGCCATGCTCGGCGCGATGCTCCAGGACCACGGCACGATGCTCCCGATCGACACCACGAGCGGGCACATGCTGTTCCAGCGCGTGCGCTACCCCAGCGGCACGCTGGTGGCGTTCGTCGAGGACATCTACGCCGACCGCTTCCCGGAGATCGAAACCCTGCACGGCGAGCAGCCCGTGGACCGCCTGATCTTCGCGTTCAGCGACCGCGACAACCAGTACGGCGACATGACGATCGCCGTGGACGAGGACGGACAGGCGAGCTACGCCGAGCACCAGCGGGCGCGCAAGGTCCCGATCGTCTCGACCACGCTGTTCTCCACGGCGGCTGCGCTCTCCGAGCTGCGGTCGCCCGAGGAGCTGGCCCCCGGCGCTCAGTTCCGACTGGACGCGAGCCGCGAGGCCCGCGACCTGCTGCCCGGGCAGGCGATCACCGCCGAGGGCTTCGACGAAGTGCTGCGCGTGGTGTCGGTTGCGATCGACCCGCTCACGGAGCGCGTCGAGCTGACCGTGATCCCGGACTTCTACGGCGTCCCGCTGTCCGACTTCATCACGAACGAGGGCGGCACGACCGAACCGCCCGAGGACCCGGAGATCGACGAGGCGTTCAAGTGGGTCGAGATCCCGGAGCAACTCCTCGGGAGCACGTTCCCGGCCACCACCTACGTCATGGTGCCGCGCATCCGCGCGAACGCCAACATCAGCTTCTCGTCGATCCACTTCTCCGAGGACAACTCGACCTACACGCTCAAGGGCAACGACACGAACGTGCAGACCGGCGGCACGCTGGACTCCGCGCTCGACGCGGACGGCCCGGCCTACCTCGCTCAAGGGCCGGTGTTCACCGAGCTGGGGCCGGACAACTCGGCTGCTGCCGACTACTCGGCGGACCTGACGAGCTGGGGCCTCGGGCGGCAGCTCGCGGTCATCGTGTCGAGCGCTGGCACGGAAATCTGCATCGTGCAGAAGACCACCATCGTGAGCGGCACGCAGCGTCGCCTGGACGGCCTCGCGCGCGGGTGCTATGACACGCGCAAGCTGTCGCACCCGGCGGGCTCGGTGGTCTTCATCGTGGACCCGGACGCGATCACGGAGTTCACGGACGGCCTGCTCGTGCCCGAGGGCGATCTGTGGGTCAAGTCCCAGCCGGGCACGAGCGGAGGGCAGGTCTCGCTGGACTCCGTGCCGCAGTTCGGCAACGAAGTCTACGGCAAGGGGCAGGTCCCGATCGCGCCGGACTACGTTCACGTCCGCGCGCCGTATCGCAACTCGCCGACCTTCAAGACCGGCAACGACATCACGATCGGCTGGGCCATCTCGACCGGCACGAAGCAGACCGGGTGCGGCGGTCAGAACGCCGGGCAGGTCACGGGTGTGCCTGTGGTGCCCGGCTCCATCCAGATCGACTTCCTGACCACGGGCGACGTGCTCAGGGGGACGTACTCGGTGAGCGGCGAGGTCGCCGAGTTCACCTACGACAACGCTTCGCTCGTGGCCGACTTTCTCGGCGTCGAGCCCAGCTCCTTCAAGGTTCGCGTCACGCACGTCGCGAACGGCTACTCTTCTCCGGTGAGCCCCTCGCTCACCATCACTCGCGTCACCTGATAGGAGGCACCGACATGGCACGCCCGACGAAGAACGACATCGACAGCGGCATCCAGAACTGGCATCAGAAGATCGACGACAACGACGAGGTGCTGTTCAACGGACCGCTCCCCATCCACGTCCACACCGGCGATGAGACCGACCTCGCTGCGACCTTCCCGGTCGCGAGCTATGATCGCTGCATCGTCGTGGTCAACCACTCGGCGCTCGGCTGGACGCTCTACGCCTCGGACGGCACGACGTGGCAGCGTCTCGTGAAGTTCGCCGCGATCGCGGTGACGGCGCTCACGGACTCGTCCGGCGGCACGGCCAACAACACGATCGCCGCGATCACGCAGGCCGCCAACCCGGGCTCCGCTGACGTGGGGCCGACCGCCGACGCGATCGCCGACCTCGCGGCCAAGGTCAACGAGATCCGCACGGCCCTGGTCAACCACGGCCTGCTTTCGTAAGGGACCCCTCCCGGGGTCATCTGCCCGGGTCCGGCGGCTGGACTGCCTCCCCAGTCGTCGGACCCACCTTTTTCTCGGAATCAGCTTGCCTTCCGCCGAAACAGTGGTAGGATGCTGGTTCACGGCAGGCTGGGCACGGAACCCAGCACCGGAAGCATCCAGGGCTTCGCGCTCGGGCTCTGCGACCGAGGGACCGAAGCAACGGTCGCCCTGCCACGCCCACGGCCCGGGCGAGCGCCCACACGCGCGAAGGGGGGAGCAGCAGCCGGAAGCGCTCCCCCCGGGGCCACCTTCAACGAACGCGGCCCCGCCCGGGTGATGAGACCTGGGCGGGGCCGTGGCCGTACAGGGGCTCCCAGGCGGCCTCAGTCGCCCTCGGGCTCCCCGGCCTCCTGGGGCTCGTCCGGGGCGTCCTGGAGCGCCGCCAGCTCCTCGCTGGCCGCCAGGGCGAGGACGTAGGCCCTCGCCTGAGCGACGCCCCACAGCGGGCCGTGGGCGGCGTCCCCGGCCTCGCAGGCGATCGGGGAGGCGTCCCAGACCATCGCGTGCGCCCACTCGTGGATCAGGGTGTCCAGGATCGCGTGGTAGGGCTGCGCGGCCTCGATCTCGATGAAGTACGCGCCCTGGTCCTCGCGCCACGAGCAGCGGCCCCAGACCGGCTCGGGGATCCGGCGAACCTGGATCAGCGCCGGGGCGTTCAGAGGGGCGTGCTCGGTCAGGTGCCGGATCACGGCCTGGAAGTGCTCGGCGTTGAACGAGGGCGGGGCCTCGCGCACCACGATGGTCGGTCCTTCGTGGGCCAGGACCGAGCAGCAGGAGGGGCCGAGGCTCGCGCACGCGGCCCCGACGATCAGGAGGAGGGAGAGGTGGAGTCGTCGCATGCGGGTTCTCTGGCGCGAGCTGCCATGGCCTTCGCTCCGTCGCCGCGCGCAGTCACGACGGTGGCCTGGGTTTCGAGGGCGTGGACGGTCCCGCACGTCGAGCAGACGGCGCGCTGGAACTTCAACGACTCGATGGTGAAGGTGTGCGAGACCCGGAGGGTCCCATCACAGGTAGGCACGGCGCACTTCATCGCTTCCTCTGGGCTCTGGTGCCAACGGTGTGTCCATGATGCTGTCCGGTGACGACTTCGCCGCCGTCGCCGATGTGCGGGTAGAAGGCGTAGATGATCGCGTCGGCCCGGTCGGGCGACTCGCTCACCTCCATGCGCTTCCGCCACTCGTCCTTGGTCTCGACCTTCAACTTGCCCTTGCGGTCGGTGTAGTATTGGCGCGTCGAGAGCTGCTTGAGCAGGCGCGCGTCGTTCGGGATGCGGACGATGTGCTCGCGCACGAGGTTGCGGAACATCCACCACGCCTCGCTGTAGAGGTCCGCGAACATCGACGGGTCGTAGGGGCGCGCCTGCGTGTGGAACTCCAGTACGTTCTTGCCGCCCTCGTGGAACGAGTGCATGACGCCCTGGCCGAGGCCGCCAGCGTCAGGGATGTACCAGCAGTCCTTGTCGCCCCAGTTCGAGTCGCGCTGGAGCGCGAACGCGAAGTCGGTCACGCTGATGGGCTCGGTCTTCACGAAGACCTTGAAGTCCACGATGGCGAGCCCCGCGCGCCGGGCGACGACAGACTCGTCGCCGCCGAAGCGCGCGTAGTCGATCCCGAACGCCTTGTTCACCCGCATCATGTCGGTGATGCTGGCGCAACCGAGCAGGTTCGTCTTCGTGCAGATGGTCAGGTCGCGCAGGCCAAGGACGTTGTTCGGGTCCTCGTGCGGGAACTCGCCGAGCACGCGGATGCGGTACACGTCGCTGTCACGCCCGTAC